ACCACACAATTGTGGCAAGCTTGTGGCTTGTTGCTTGGTCAAGCACGTCACGCCGAACGCGCTAGGTAGTGAGAGGTACTTGACCCCAGATCACTGGCGTTACTGAACTTTTGTCCCGGGACCAGTGATCAGGGCTCAAGGGTCAAGTATCTTATGGCAAACAGATTTCTCTGGTTGGACATTCCAACGCCATTTCCAACATACTTGACCCCAGATCCGAGTTTACCTACCAGCTAGCAGTCGGTCAGGTTAACGAGATACTAGCGATCTCTACCTGCTCGGATCAGGGCTCAAGCTGGTGAATAAGGTAGTCTGAATACTATTGAACTTAGCATTGCTTTGTCAATTTCTTCGACTTGGTTTTTACTCACCAGTACTTGACCCCAGGTCCCCCTGTCGCGCAACTTTTGTTCGCTACGACACACGCCTGCAGGTTAGCAGGGAGACCAGGGCTCAAGTTTGGTCAAGAGTGAGGGTGGCAAACTACCCAGACCATCTCACTCATACGCTAGTTTCACGCTTGACCCCAGGTCAGAGCTGGAACTTTTTTACTTTGGCATTTTTCATCCAAACCAGGTCTCTAACCAGGGCTCAAGTTATTTGTATCCTATCAAATCCTATAACCCTTGTCAAGCTTGTTGCTTGAAGCTTGGTCAAGACCACCATAACCCAATTTTTTGAGCGCTTTCCTGATGGCTGTTAGTCGCTCTTCTTAGGGAACTTGACCCCTGATCCAACTGCGTATCCCGGTGATCAATCCGGCATTGTCCATTGGATCAGAACTCAAGTTGTTTATATCCTATCAAATCCTATAACCCTTGTCAAGCTTGTTGCTTGAAGCTTGTCGCTTAGGTCAAGTCGGCCAGAGTCGCGCGGGAGTCTGGCTTTCCCCTGCATTAAGCAGATAAAGGACTTGACCCCAGATCCATTACTGAGCGGAACCACAACGAGTTATTTAAAGAGGGCCTGTCCCTCACATCCGCGTTAGGTCTTCATAATAGATCAGGGCTCAAGCTTGTTGCTTGCAGCTTGGTCAAGTTGCGCCCAAGTTTATTTTATTGCTAGCATTACGCATAACTTAACCCCTGATCCCACTTATCTTAGACCGATACCCGAAGGTTCATCTTACGAGCGAGATCAGGGCTCAAGTTTATTCACAAGGTGGACACATTAATAAAAACCCAATATGGACTAATATTAACATCACAATCCAAAAAGTGAAACTCACTCTTCAACTCCACAATTTATACAAGCTACTTGTGGTTTTGCCCACTCATCATAAGAAGTAAACTCTGTACAAATTGGACATATATAATTATTTGTTTTCATATTGTTAATATAATACTTGACTTGTATCTTGTCAAGGGATAATATAGGATAATTATAAACTAACAGAAAGAAGAGGTACACTATGGCAAATATGCCAAAATACAAAGTGGAACATTATGAAAGTAAAATAAGACGACATTTTGATCCATTAATTGAGGAACAAGAACTTTTAGTTAAGCAGTTTAAAACTGACGCAACTAGAAGAATAGTTGAGAAGCTGTCTAAAAAAATGGGTGCGGATAAAATACTAGCTCAATTTAAAAAGGCAGAAGAGATGATAAAGAAAGCAAGACAAGACGCAAAGACTTTCTTCAAGAAGAAAGCCAAGCAAGATGAGAAGAAAACTGTCATCTATAATATTAGAGAAAGAGATGAAATAACTTTATCAGACTGCGAAGAGCAATTAAGAGAGTGGGCAAAATCTCTTGTTGATAGAGAGTTGAGAAAAAGAAAAGAGGGTGAACAACTCGCACAACTAGAAGCTGTAAAACAGAAAGCTATGGATATTGTCTATGAAAATGGCGACGACAAAGCTATTGCGACAGCATTAGATAATTGTACCAAGAAAATTGGTATAACTTGGGTTGTTGATACATCTAAAATAAAACAAATAAGTGCTTAATTAAGCATTGACATTGTAGGGAGTATCCTATATACTCCCTATAATTATAAACACAAACAGAAAGATATAAAATGGACATACAAAAAAACATAGAAAGCATACAAAAAGATAGAGAAAGCATACAAAGAGATAGAGAAAGCATACAAAGAGATAGCAAGATAATAAATTTAATCGGTGGACTTCAAAACAATGTTAAAGGTTTGAAAGACATTATTGATTTGCTATTGATTAGAATAGAAAGATTAGAGAAAGGAAAAAATGAAAGCACTAAAAACAATAGAGGAATATAACAAAGATATATTACCAAAAACGGATTTTGTTGTTTCTTGGCACGCGAAGAAATATAACAAAGTTATATTTAGAGTTGGCAATTTAAACAAAGAGGGTTGCAGAACTTGGGAAAGCAACGGCAAAAAATATATGTGTTTTTGGGACACAGTATTACAAAGATATACAACTTGTATTGACCCAATGATAACTTACAAACGAAAAGTTAATTAATGATTGAACTTACTTTTATGATAACAATAATTGGACTTGTTTTAATAAGCTGGAGAACATTATGATTGAGTTATTAAGTATAATATTCGTAGAAAGCCCTATCGGGCTTTCTGTTATTTTGGCGATTGGCTTAACTGCAATGTTATATTGTCTATTGACAATGGATCAATAATAGGATAGTATAGGACTATGATAAACACTAACAAGAAAGACACAATGGAAACAAAAGAGCAAGCGTTATATTTAACGCATATAAACTATAAAGGTAAAAAAATAAAATTACCTTTTAAAATACTATCTACAACAGCAAGAGACGAGACAAGAGAAGTACAAGCTACTAATAGATTTTCACAACAATCTATTACGCTTCCTATGTTTGCACGAGCTGTATATGAACACATATTACAAGCAGAATGGGACGCGAGTATGGAAGATAAGAAACTAGGCACAGGCTATTCTAAACAATGGGACAAAGTAAGAGCGGGTCTTGACTGGTTTAGAAAATACTTTGCGGAACAATATATGGTATTGTTAGATTAAATCATCTGCCATATAATATAGGATAAGTCAATAGACTTCGTGTCCAAAATGGGTCGCCCCCCGCAGGGGGCTGTCCATTATAGGTCGCCACATTTCTGCCACAATTCACACACTCAACCACAGGTTGTGTCGCGCTTCGCGCGCCTCTCTTTCCCTCGGCCCTCCGGGCCTCGGGGTTTCCCCATTCAATAGAGGTACCAAGTCAAACCTAGAATTTGAACTTACCCTTTACAATTTAAGGTTGAATTTATAGGGGTCCCAATAGTTTACTCTTTATGCCTTGATTTTGACGGTTTTAGCCGTTAAATTCATTATGGGTCCCATTTATGCACATAGACTTAGAAAAAATAAAAAAATTACCAGCTGATGTAAGGAAAGAGTTTTACCAAACCTTTATTAAGTACGAAGAAAAAAAGAAGGAAGCCAAAATTAAAACTGATTTTTTAAGTTTTACCAAACACATTTGGCCAGAATTTATTGAAGGTTATCATCACAAAATTATTGCAAAAAAATTTAATGAAATAGCGGATGGCAAAATTAAAAGACTAATTGTGAACATGCCACCAAGACATACGAAGTCCGAGTTCGCCAGTTCCCTGCTGCCTGCTTGGATGATCGGGAGAAAACCCAAACTAAAAATAATCCAGACAACCCACACGGGAGAACTTGCGATACGATTCGGGCGTAAGGCTAAGACCCTCATGGACTCTCCAGAGTATAAACAGATTTTTGAAACAAGACTCAGGGAAGATTCTCAAGCAGCCGGCAGATGGGAAACAGCACAAGGCGGAGAGTACTTCGCTTCAGGGGTTGGCGGAGCTATTACAGGTCGAGGCGCGGATCTATTAATCATTGACGATCCTCACTCTGAACAAGACGCGATGAACATGACCGCTTTAGAGCGAGCTTACGAATGGTATACTTCTGGTCCTCGTCAGCGTTTGCAACCTGGCGGTGCAATTGTTGTTGTAATGACAAGATGGAACGTAAAAGATTTAACAGGCATGTTAATGCAACATCAAAAAGAAGCTAAGTCAGATCAATGGGAAGTTATAGAATTTCCTGCCATTATGCCATCAGGCAAACCCGTATGGCCAGAGTATTGGAACGTAAAAGAGTTAGAAACGGTAAAAGCGTCTTTATCGGTTGGTAAATGGAATGCACAATGGATGCAAAATCCGACATCTGAAGAAGGAGCAATTATAAAGCGAGAATGGTGGAAGAAATGGGATCACGATACCATGCCTAAGCTAGAACACGTCATACAATCTTATGATACCGCTTTTATGAAAAAGGAAACAGCGGATTATTCTGCTATTACAACTTGGGGAGTTTTTAGGGAAAATGAAGACAAACCTGCAAATTTAATTTTAGTTGATGCGCTTAAAGGAAGGTTTGAGTTTCCAGAATTAAGACGAAAAGCCTTAGAGCAATATAAATACTGGCAACCCGAGACGGTTTTAATAGAAGCAAAAGCTTCAGGATTACCTTTGACTTACGAATTAAGAAATATGGGGATACCTGTTATTAACTTTACACCAAGTAAAGGAAATGATAAACATACAAGAGTAAACTCGGTGGCACCACTATTTGAAAGTGGCACCATATGGGCGCCCACTCATAGGAGTTTTGCGCAAGAAGTAATAGAGGAATGCGCTGCATTCCCCTATGGAGATCATGATGACCTTGTGGATTCAATGACACAGGCAGTCATGCGTTTCAGGCAAGGTGGATTAATTCCTCACCCTGAGGACTACAAAGACGAAAAAATAATTAAAACGAAAAGAGTATATTACTAATGTCTAAGAAAAAAGTTGTAGATTTAATTTATGAATATGTGCGTAAGCAACTTGCAATT